GGTATCTAATATCTTTGCCCGTTGGTCGTCGTCAGCTTTTTGATATTGAGGAGAAGCAATAAGGTTTGATAGTTTTGAGTTTAGAATCTCCCCAGTTTGCTTCCACAGCTGAGTGTTCTGTTGAGGGGTCAATACGTCGTATCCGTTTCGGTCTCCCAACTTGGTAGGAGATACGCGGAAGCCAGCGTTCATGAGACGGCGAAGCTCTTGGGTGACCGGCGTAGGGGCAGCTGGTGATGGTCGGGTTGGGTCTGCCAATATCTCAAGCGGATTACCCACGCTCTCTCGCTCCCTCCCCAGAATGTCGATGTCTGGCTCAAGGCCTTGTCGGGCCCCAGGGATGCGGGCCTGGAGGCGTTCAGTAACACTCTCTGTTGTCAGGCCGGATTGCGTCTTACGCTCCAGTGGGTCTGTAGCTCGTGCTACGTCAGACACGATGGTAGGTACAGATGATGCAACCAGGTTAGGGATGTAGGTGCCAGCATAGCGAGCTGGGTCTTGGAGAACGTCAGCAAAGTTGTTCACCCCAGTGAGGAACGTCTGCTCCATAAACGATTTCCAAACTCCTCCAGCAGCCACCATAGCAGCTTCTGTAGGACTACCCGCTTCTCCAACGGCTTTATGGAAATGACCACCCATCATAATTATGTTTCCGATTGGGCCGAGAACCATCGGTGAGCGCCACTTGTCGCCTACTAGAATTGAGTTTGCTTTAGTTCCCTCTGCCTTCTGTAACTCCTGCTCTGCCTCATCTCCTTTCGGGTAGTCGAGACTAAGCAGGCCCTTCTCAGCAAGTTTGTAACCTAGGGCCATAAACGCGGTTCCGAGTATAGAACGGCCTATACCTTGAGAAAACATACGCTGGTCAAACTTACCCTTTCCAACGTTCTCAAAAAGAGTTTTGATAGCTCCAGCTGGAGAGTAGGAAATAATCTGCATAGCAACGGCTGAAGGTGTTTGAGCGAATGGAAGGATAATCTGCCCTACACCTGGTAGCTTCTGGATTGTACCGGCTGCGTCTCCTAGCTTTGTTTTGTTTTGAAATACAGCGGTTGTAGCATCGGCTGTACCGTATCGCATCATCTGCTCTGTAGGATTTTCTACCACCTTGTAAGCGTGTTGCACTAGTGCGTCACCCTTTAGTCCAAGGTTTTTACCCTGAGCAAGCGCCTGGTCCATGAGTGAGCGTGAGAGCGCGGCGTAGTAGAAGGGTTGGTCGGTTGTACCCATAGCCTTAAAGACAGTATCGGTGTAGACCTGAAAAGCTTTTGCTACTGGACCTTTTCCAAAGTTTACACGAGTGTAGTCTAGCTTTGTGCCAATGTTACGCTCATCAAAGCCTGTAGCAAAGTATCTCTTACCTTTGATTGAGCCCTCTTTCACACCATCAAAAGCCTTACGCATGGTAAAGGTTTTTGTTCGTTCCCCAGTAAAGAGAGAGGCAGCACTGTCTACTAGCGCAGCCGGTGCATCCTTTGCTATTTCAGAAATGGAGTGACTGAGGTTTGAGAAGAGGTTTAATCCAGTGGTTTTCAAACCAGTAAGCAAACCCGCTTTCCAGACGGTTGTAATCTTCTTCCATAATGGCGTAGGTACCAAACCTTGGATACGTTGCTGAAGCTTCTGAAAGCGCATTGCTTTTTCAATACCATCAGGCATAGCCTGGATGAACTTCATCTCATCAGAAATTTCCTTTGCTACTTCACCTGACAACTCAGGAATTCTGCGGGTAGGATTGGCGTCGTTAAACTTCTGTATCTCACGAGCTGCGAAACGAAGCTGCCCTTCAGGCGTCATACGGCCCAGGATAGATGCAGCCTGAATTGCCCGACCTTGTTGGGTAAGTTTTTCAGCAATGGAGTTAGCTACCTCAGCTACTTTATCGTAAGCGTTGTTTCGGGCGAGGTCATCAACTGCGTTATCGGCGTCGAGAGAGTATTTCTTAATAAGCTCAGAGGCGACAGCTACAGCGTTTTCGTCCGTGCCTGTCATAGCCAGGCGCTCAGCTGCAACTGGGTCGTCCTTGACCAGGTTGGCTGCTTTGATAGCGAGCTCGTCGGTAGAGCGAGGGATGTACTGACCTGCTACCTTAGAAGCTTCGGGTACCTTTTCCTTTACAGACGTAACGAAGCCACGCTCCTTAGTGGCAAAGTCCGCTACCTTGGATGAGGGCTTGCCAGTGTATTCAGCTGTGACATCAACAATCTTTGGAGTTACACCTTGCTTTAGTCCAGCATCTAAGCGGTGACGGCCATCTTCAATAAAGAGAGTACCATCTTCGAGCTCACGGATACGAACCTCTCCTTCAGTTATCTTGTCAGGGTTCTTGCTAAAAAACTCCTGTGATGTAGTTCGCACTCCGGTAGTGTTGTTCTCCAAACTGTTTTTTGAAAGTCTACTGAGCTCCGAAAGTTTATCGAGCTTTGAGATTCTACCCACAGTAGCTGGAACGAACCCAGCAACGTCAGCAGCTCTCATGACCTTTGCTTCACCAGCTGTCTTCGGCGCGACAAAGCCTTCATATTTTTCTAGTGTGGCCTTGTCTCCAGCTAGAGGGCGAGTGATTGGATTACTTCGGAGACCTGCGCTGGCGAGAGATGATAAGCCTAAACCAATTTCACCTGCGGCTTTAGCACTACCAATAGCAAACTCCTTTAAGGTTGGTTTGGCTTCGGCCACCTGCTTGTCACTGAAACCACGAGAAGGAAGTACAAACTCTTTTAGGATTTTACCAGCAGTGGGCTTTGTTGGTTGTGTAGGTATGCTTTTATCTGTGAGAAGGCTGACACTGTTAAAAGGCCGCGCTGTAACAGGAGTCTTCGCAGGGTTTAGTTTTGCTTTAGCTCGTACTAAATCGAACTCAGCCATATTTTAGAATGAGCCAAATAAATCAACCTCCATCATGTCGTTCTTTATGAACGCTGGGATACTAGGGTCATCTGGGTTTAGGTATAAATCAGGAGGGAACTTCTTGATAAAGTCTTGTGGTAGCACGTCGTTAGCTACTGCCTGCTCATAAAGGTCAAGATAGACGCCTGTGTTTGCATAGTTGTCGCTACCTCGTGTTTCTTCAAGTGCCTGGGCTGCATCAGATACGCTCTTGCTTGAAAAGTTTCCTAAACTACCACCTGTATCTGGAGCATACGTCTTACCCTTACTAGCAATCAGATTGCCGTTTGCATCGTAACGTGATTGACCTTCAGATAGGTTGAAGAAGCCAGCGTTAGCTGTGTCAGCATCAAGTTTATCAATCTCAGCTTCGGTCTTACGGGTCTTGAGGTCGGTCTCAGCCTTCTCAGCATCCTTTGTAGCCTTCTCACGGGTGTAGGCAGCGATGAGGTCTTTAGCGCTGATGCCAGCTTCCTTCCCAAACTCATCGAGCTCCTGGGTTGAGAACTGTCCAATGTCGAAGCCCTGAGCGAGCATGTCGGTGACAATCTGAGTGGTGTACTGGCTCTTTCGTTCAGACTTGCGAGCGAGGTAGTCGCGGTACTCCTCAGCACCCTGGGTGCGAGCGAGACGCTTAGCGTCCAGCTCCTCGACAGCTGCCTTACGGACGTTCCCCATGATGTTGCCGATAGCTGCGGTGCGCTGTGCTCCGATGGCGCTTTGCTCACGGTTGTTGAGGTCAGTGACGTTCTGGGTGTTAGAGGCGTCAAAGTCAGAGCCTAAGAGACCTGAGCGTGCTGAGATGGCTCGTTGTGAACCAAGACGGCCTAAGCCCTGGACACGGGCGTTAGAGAGCATGTTGTCGTAGACTTTGTTAGTAGCATTGATTTCAGCCTGGAACATTTTGAGCTGATTCTTTTGCGCTCGCTTGAGCTCCTGGTCGTAATCAAATGGTGTGTACTCTGGTTCGGTAGTGCCGAGAGGAGAAGTTGAAAAGTTGGAGGTGTTGCGCTTGTTAAGGAGGTCTTGAATACGAAGAGCCTCAGACTTGATGCCTGTGAGGGTTTCTCCGATGGTAGGAGCTGGGGTTGTGACAGGGGCTGGGGCAGCTGGTGTAGATGCTGTAGGCTGTGGAGACGGGGCTGGAGTGGTAACCGTAGCCATTGCTGGATTGTAGGCATTCATCTGGCCACCCTGAGCTGTACTCATTCCTCCTATGGCGTCCATTTCGTTCTGAGAGAGTGTGTATGGCATATTATGAGTAGTATTCAGTTACGATTACGATAGCTGGACCGCCAGCACCTCCAGTTCCTCCACCAGACGCTCCTGATTGAGATGAGCCGCTTCCACCTCCACCAAAACTGATTCCTGTGGTTCCATTTGAATCGCCTGTTACACCACGCACTGAATTGGATAGTACGGAGCTTCCTCCAAAACCTGAGCGAGTGGTGTTAACACCATCTCCACCACCTCCTCCGGTAATGTTGATGTCGCCACCCGTTGCTGTACCCCCGTCTGCTCCAGTAGTGTTATTACCCCCAGAGCTTCCGGCGTTTGCAGAACAATGAGAGCCAAAAGACGATGTGTTGCCAACAGCCCCGATTGTTACTGTCTCTGTTGCGCCTAGGGACGCTACTGGTATTAGTTTCTTACTGTAACCTCCACCTCCACCACCTCCACCAAGTCCATCACTTGCGGTGTTGGTACCACCGTTTCCGCCTGCTGCCTGGACTTCTACAACAACATATTTAAGTCCAGTTGGCTTAGTCCATGTAGCAGGAGAAGCAGCATTAAGATATGTTCGGACAACAGGTAAGCCGGTAGCACTACTGTTGTACTCCTGTGTGATGAATTTGTTAGTCGTACTAGGTGTACCAAATGTACTTCCACCAGCAAGCGCAGCTTTTTCGTCACTTGTTGGTAAATCATCCATTACGTCTGGGGTGACTACAAGCTTTGCGCCTGTTCCTCCTGTTCCTGTGCGAGCTCGCACCTCGGCAAGTGTAGCAGCTTCTACTACTCCCTTTGCAATCGTTGAAGCATCTGGAGCTGATACGAGGGCAATCTCGTTCATGTACTTCATGTACGTAGCGAAGTCTGTCATTATCACAGAAGCACCTACGCGGTGAGCACGAGCTGCGCCTGAGGTTTCTACTCCTTGACGTGAGACAGAAAGAACACTCGTTACAGATGTACCAGAAAGAGTACCGGCAAGGTATTCTTTGTTGGAGGTGCCGTTATCAACAGTAAAGTAATAGAGCCCAGCTGGAAGTGACACTCCATCATCATCCGTAGCAGAAGCAAGGGTGAAAGAGGTACCTCCTACAGCGAGGGCGGTTGCTAACTGTGTTTCAAAATCTGCAATTATCTTAGGGGTAGCCATATATGTTCAAATAATTATAACATTACTCAGGTGTATCAAGGTTTGTTGTAAGTCCGTCAATCGACACATTCTGCTTGAGTCGATATTGTTTCGGTAGTTTTGATTCGTACTGCCAGATGTCGTAGTCAGTAATCATTTGGAATGACACGTAGCCTATGCCTGTTGCTTCAAGCCTTATCGTTCGCTTGCGGAACTTTGGCATACGAAGCTTTATCTCCATAAGGTATGAGTACACAGCTGCCTCATCATCACCTCCAAGCGTACTGGTACCCAACATACTAGTACCGATGGCATATGAAGCAGTGTAGTCCACGTAGTCACCTGAGCCCAGGATTGTGCCGATGTGCTGGAATTCTGAGTTGTCGTATGAAAGGTACACTTTTACAGCTTGGTCGGGCGAAATCTCACCTTTGAAGCGTAGTCGTTTTACCTTTTTAAGCGATTCACTCTCAAGTAGGTCTCCTTTAGAAACCCAGTAATTAACCAAGCCAGAGCCCATATCATCAAAGCCAGTGAACATCTCGTATGATGTCTGCGCTACAGGGTCGCCCATGTAGAGGTAGCCGTTTGCTTTCGTGAAGGCAGAGCCACCGTATGGAGCAATGTCCACCGTCTTCTCCATCATGTCACACATGAGGAGACGGTTGTTGAAGTTGCTATCGTATCGACAAGAGACGATAGCGTACTTATCCCAGCTTTCGAGGACTGCGCTGTCGTAGTTGTAATCCTGGAATTTGAACTGAGCAAAGAGTGGTTGTGTGGTGAAGTTATCTCCTACAGGGTTCCGTTGAAGGATGTTGAGCATCGGCCTGGTTGGGTTGCCGGTGTTCAGGAACACGATACCTGTTGAGGTGCCGATGGCTGAGCGGTTCGTTTTGATACCGATGTCGGTTCGGAAGAGCTCGTTGATTGGGTCTGTGTCTTCCGCGTCCATCGTGAGCTGGTAGACGCTGCGGGTTTTGAATGAGAAATATGCGCCGTCGAGAGGGATGACAGTTTCGATAGCGTCTCCGCCTTGGTCCTGGCGAAGGATGAAGCCTTCCCCTGCGAGGCGTGGCGAGCTTTTTGAGAAGTCTGTGACACCCTTAGCTGAGCTGTCCTCCCATTGGTATGTAGCTGTGCCTGCGCCTCCAGCTGAGACGGTCCACTCTCCAGTGGTGTAGTTGATGGTTCCGGTTCCCCCAGCTGAACCTGTAAGGATTCCATTGTAGTTGTCAGTGTAGACCTGTCCTCCAGATGTGATGGTGATAGATACACCAAAGCAAGTGCGTCGAGCTCCTCCAGCTTTAAAGGCTAGAGTGCCTGATGTACTAGCTGTCACTTCACCTGTGACAGTTGTGTAGACAGTAGAGTTCTGAGCGTCGATGTATGAGCCGTAGAGACCTGTAGGGTCTTTTGTTACACCCCACATGAACATACGCCCCTTATCAATAAGGGAAAAACCTTTGAATGATTTAGTTGAAAGATAGACGTCTGAGTATGAGCCTGGGTTGGCTGTCATGATTTTATAGAGACCATCCACAGGGTCAGTGATGTAGACACTGTTGCCAGCAAGAGAGGCGTAGTTTGAAAAAGTTACCTCACCTGTGCCTAAGCCAGTGATGACGTCTGTCCAGGTTGAGCCGTTGAGGTACTGAATCTTACCTGTAGAGCCATTGGAGACCTTACGAAAACGAACGGCTGTACCGTCCACTTTGTAGCCTGTGTGCTCTGCGATGACAGCTCCTGCTGCACCCTCTGCGCCTTGCGCCTGGCGCCCGTACATGAGCTCAATCTTGCCGTCCTTCGTAAGCCAGCCAAGACTGTCTGAAGCGGCGTCATTAGGAATAAGCTCATCGTTGATAAGATTATGCACGCCAGATGTGAAAGCTTTGATGTCCTTGCGGTCTGTCATATTTGAACGAGTTGCGAGTTCTGCCACTTAGCGTTGTTCATAATCTCCTCAGCGGCAGCTCGGTTCTCTTTGGCGTAGCTCTTCGCTTTGTCAGACTGTTGAATCATAAAGTCGTCTGAGACCATGCGGTGGTAGAGCCAGTCGTGATATTCAGCTGGGAACCACGGGCTTTCAGAGCCTGCGAGCTCTGGCATCTGACGGTGGTAGTCGTACTCCACAGCCTCAGCCACGGTAGGGAGCTTGGTAAATTCCAGGCGGTTGTTCGGGATGTCGATAAAGGCAAAGCCTTCCTGGTCACGGTATGAGCGTCGGTCACTCCATGAAACCACCTGGTACGGGCGGTAGGTTGAGCCACGGTAGACGACTGGGCGGCCTGCTTCGTATGAGGCGTCTGTCATGTTGGCGTTGGCCGTGAGGTACAGGAAGCCGGTAGCTAGAGTGATGTAAGCGACTGAGGTAGAGGTTGTCCCTGTGCCTTCAGCCTTCGTTCCTTCCCAGGTATGAGATGAGTTGAAAATGCGATAAAACTTATCGAACAAATCGCTCCATTCTGCATCAGAAAGCTCGCTAGAATCATCCAGATAAAGTTTTGCTTTTTCGATTATCTCGTCTTTAGTCATGTGGTAATTATATAACAGTTGGCTATCCCAACCCCCATAAAGGGGCTGGAGAGACAATCGTTATGCAACGATAACCTTAACTCGAAGGAACTTCTTAGCACCATCAGCAAATGTCTTGATACCTGCAAGGTATGAAGAGAATACGTTGGTACCACGTCGGTCTGAGGTCTGTCGCATGTCTACCATAGACATGTCTTGTACTACGAGGTCGATAGCTCCTTTCTTACCGAAGTAACAGTTGAGCCACTTCACAACAGTACCTGACATTGTAGTAGAGAAGATGATTCGTCCACCACCAAGGATAGTAAGAGTGTCAGTGCCTGTGTCGTATGATGCTTCAATGTTTGCAGATTGGAGGATAGCTCGGTTAGCAGCTGAGAGTTCAATGTAACTTGAAGCTCCTGGTGTGCCTGTACCGTTAATCATGTCTACCATGATTTGTCCTTGTGCGTCTGCTGAACCTGCTACGTCGAATTCACCTGCTGAAGCTGGAGATGCCTTTGCTGTGAATGTAACACCGTTGATAGTTACAGTTTCATCAGCTGTTGCGACGTCTACTACGAGTGATACTTCACCAGCAAGGTTTTCTGAAACGTAGAGAACTGCGTTTCGCACAACACCAGCGTATCCGTTCTTGAATACTGAGCCAGCGATGTCGATGTCCTTACCCATGAGGTATTGTTCGATGTCTGAAGCAAGGTATGAGTCAACCACGAATGCCATGTTTGAAGTAGCATCTTGGTTGTTAGCATAACGAAGCTTTGCAGCCATACGAGCAACCATCTGTGGGATAGTAGTGCTTGATGGAGTGATTGGAGTACCACTTGATGTAAGAGTAGTGAGGTCACCGTTATCAAATGAGTACAAAGCGTTTCGTACTTCCTTGAAACATCGGAAGTCGAGGTCTTGTGCTACCTTGTGACCAATTTGACCACCGATAACTTCTCCTGGGTTCAATGGTCCAGCTTGTGTTACTTCACCATCTGAGATGTGGAATGCTGCTTCCTTTTCAAGGTTGATTGTTAGAAGTTCAGTACTGTCAGTTACAGCGTCGATAGTTGAAGCTGAACCACGAGTTACGTCACGTACTGCAACACCTGAGATGTCGAAAGCTACACGTTCTACACTTTCTCCGTACTTGAGCTTTGGCTCAAAACGGGTGTTCATAATTTCTTTAGCTACGAGGGTCTTTTGGAAGACTTCCTGGTATGCGTTGTCAAATTCCTCGCGGAAATCGGTTAATGCCATAAATGGGAATAAAGTTAGTTATTATTCCCTGCCTCGCCTAGAGGTACCTGGACAAGCGGTCAGTCAACCCTTCGTTGTACTGCTTACGCAAATCTGGGTCTGAAAGGACTTCCTTTCGGTAGTCTGGGTCTCGTTGTGCACGAGCCTCGTCTATCTTAGTGTCCTTAGCACCGCCACGAGGAGTAGCGGTTTCAATGGTCCGTCGACCACTGACGGTGTTGCCATACACCTCTTCAATGAGTTGGATGAATGTTTTGTCCTTGTTGGCCGGATTGAGTGCCATCTGTTTGATAGCGTCCTCGTTCACCACACCCTTAAACTCAGGTGCAGATTCCAAAGCCTTCTGTAGACCGGCATTAAGCGCGGCGTTACGCTGTTGTGCCTGCTCCTTCTCCTTGATTTCAGCAATTTGCTTCGCAAGTTCTTTTACATCAGTAGAGTCAGAAGGTTCTCCGTCTTCAGCTACAGCGGCTTCATATTCCGCTAGTTTCGCTTCGAGCTCCTTTCGCCTGGCAATCTCCTTATCGAGACGGGCGATTGGTACCACGGATGGCTTCTTCTCCTTTGGTGCTTCCTCAACTTCAGGAACAATGTCCCCGATAGTATCTTGCGTGTCATTTACAGTTTCCTCTGGAGCGATGTTTACCTCCTGCTCAGGAGTAGTGTCGACGTTAGTCATTGAAACCTAGATAGACATCTCTAGTAGATGGGGCTTTTTAACCGTTCCCACACGTATTGATATTATAACACCTGTAACGGTGTGTGTTCTCCATTCAACCGGCAGGGTAGTTGAATGAAGAGCACACCTCGCTACTCAGCGAGGGCTTCTTCGATTGCTTTGTTGAGCTCCTTCTCTTTCTCCTCTGCGTTGATGAGAAGCTTGGCGAGATTGATACGTTCGTTCAATGTCGCACAATATGCCATAAGCTCTGGATGGCTAAGGGTAGCGTAGTTAGTGCGTAGCTTGTGCACGACGTTCACAACGTCCACCAGGAGAAGGCGCACGAGCTCCTTACCGCCTGGCTGGTCCGCGATAGCCTTGATAGCGTGCATAGCGTCGGCGCTCTCTGCGAGGTCGACGATAAACCCGTCCTCCAGGGCTTCTGGGTTATGCTCCTTCAGTTTCGCTAGGCGTGACATCTTGGAAGTTGAATTTAGCGTATAGAAGCTCCTTGAGGTCTGCGTACTGAGCAAGCTGGTCCTGCACCTCTTTAAGCTTTGGCTGTGCTACCTCGACGACATCAAGGTTTTCCTTGAGCATCCAGGCGTGATGAATCTTTTCCTTATCAAGTTTAAGGAGCCACTTGTGGTTCTTGAACATGTTGTCGACAGTCGCCTGTGACAATCGGAGTTGGGCCTTTAGCTCTTTCTCTGACTTCTCTAAGAGAGCTTGATGGCTTTCAATGAGCTCAAGAGTGAATTCAGTTGTGATATTGCTGCGGGCAATCTTGCTTTGCTTAAAATTTTCACTTTCTTCAACGAGGGTAAAGTCATCTGGGTTTAGTGGTTCTGCCATAGTAGTTTATTGAATGTTTTGTTGGATAACGTCTTGGAGTGGTTGAGCTGGACCTGGCTGACGGAGTTGCGCTGGCTTTGCTCCTGCCATCTGAGGTTCAAGTTCTAGCCGTGCCTTCTCTTCTGCTGCCATCATCGTGTTTGTGACAATGACCTCATCGAGTGACCTCACGTATTCTATCATGCGCTGCATTTGGTCTACGTCCATATCCTCCTCATGGTCCATCATGTAGTTCACGAAGCGCTGCTTGTATGCGGCGTTCGCTAGACGGTTAGGTGGAATAATCTTTCCATCGAGGATGTCTTCGATGTCTCGTTCAGCCTCACTCATGACGTGCGCGGTGCCGAAGTTGTCGACATCGAGGAGCTGGCGGATAGTGTCAGCGTCCTCGCCTGCGATGGCCCCTAGGCGCTCGATAACGACCTTCTGGTTCACAAGACCTGCTTGGCCTAGCATTGCGCTGTAGAAGGCGCCTGAAGCCCGTTTACGGTTCTCTGAGAGGGCAAGCTCGGCGTTCGATTGCTCGGTCATCACAGCGAAGGTGTCGTTCTTGCGGAAGATGTCTCGACGAGAGATGTCCTCCACCTCGATACCTTCAGGGCCGATGATGTCCACGGCCACGGCCTTTACGAGGTGCTCTCGTACTCCGTGCTCGTAGAGGGTGGCGAAGCGCTTGTAGCCAAAGCTGTAGCTCTTATTAAATAGGCCAAAGCGGTCTGCGGTGTTCTGCTCGTTGCCTTCGTAGATGGTTGCGCGGCCATCAGTCTCAGCCACACCCTTAGCAGCTGCGGTCACACCTGACGCTGCTTGCTTGATGGTCTCCAGGGTGTTGAACACCATGATAGGAGTTTGGATTGAAGGAGTTTCGAGAATCTTCACCGCGTTCTGGCTCATACCGGCGTTAGCCTTCACGTAGCCATCCTTGCGGTATTTGAGTTCAGCCAAGTTAGAGATAGCTGAGGTATCTACGACACGCATTGGTTTGTTTACTCGTTCTGCGTTGTCGAGCATCTGATTGATAGACACAGCCTGGGCCATGATAATCTCGCGCACGTAGTCACATGGAGATGGTGTCCAGAATTCTGTAAGGTCTGGGTAAGCAGCGTAGGTCCAGAATGGCCAGAGGTTGCTTTCAAAGATGTCTTCAAGCGGACATACCTTGATTGCTCGCTTAGCTCCTTCAGTTAAGAGGAGGTAGTAGCGTTTACCTTCATACGTGGTGTACCACTCCCAGAACACAAACTTGTCATTCGTTGTGATGTTCTTTTGAGGGTTGTTGTGGTCGATAGAACGAGTGCGGCTTTCCTTGTTGATGGTCTCCTGAGAGGTTTCGGTTGCGTTCCCCTTTCCATCTAAGAGCTGCTTCACCTCGTCCTGGATGTATCGCTTATCGCCCTTGAGGTCGTGGATGTCCTTGATGACACCGTAGCGGCCCATGTAGCGGCCACGTTCCAGGTCAATTCCTCCAGCGTCTGGGTCAACTAAGAAGTCGTAGACATCGACGTTTTCCAGGTGCGGTTGGTAGCCATTGTCTGATGAGGCAGCGTAGGAGTAGATAGCTCTACCGTAGATGATAGCCTGCTTCTTTCCAGCAATGTCCTTGATGTCCCAGAAGTCTCTATCAGCATCAAAGGTCTTGAGAGAGTTGAGG